CAACTATCGTGTCGCGGACGCACCGGAGAACCACGCCTGAATGAGGGCTTTGGCCTTGTTGCCTGTCGCTGGCTGCATATCTGGGTGATCATCCAAATAACTTTGCAGTTCCAACAAGCACAATTCCACCTCACATTCGGGGAATTCTTTAGCCAAATCGTGCTGCTCCTTGTTGGTCACGCAATAGAACCGACCATTCATTGGCAGGTATTTGCGTGGATAAACAATCGGCATCATTGGCTCCGATGATTCAACGAGAACTGCCCGTCTACAGGTCGGATACCAAGTTCAGAAAAGGAAAAACCCTTTAGTGGAGACTTGGGCTTGACGAGCCAGCATCGGGCAGACACCAACGATGACTACAAGCCCCCACTAAAGGGTTCTATCACTGCTGTGTCTGCCAAAAGCCGGTTGTCAATCCGACAGTTGAAAGACTATCACAAGTCCAATTAGTTCCGCAAGTGTTTTTTTCCCGGCATCACGGAGCCGGGGGCCGACGGGGTAGGAATCGTCGGAACCATCCCGCCAGACCATCATAGAAAAAAAACCCCCGGGTGTCTAGGCCGGGGGAAAGTACCGCGAGGAGGTGTCCATGCAAAGCCTGCTAGGAGATCACGGACTGTGCCAAGGAGATTGGCAGCCTACAATATAAATATCCCCACCGTTTTTGTCAACTATCCTGCCTTGATCTGGGGGTATCCGTCTTCATCAACGTCGTATTTAATCCCATTGACCCGGAGAACCACGTCGGGCGAACAGTTACAGGAATTCTTTTTAGATAACTTACAGTGATCGTCATGGGATACCTCGGCCAATATGGCTACATTCCCATGCTGCTGCTTCACCAGACCCAGACCAAGATCAATCCTTTGCAAATAATCAAGTCTCATTTGACCTCCAAGTAATCATTCTCAAATAACCACCTCATCGTTCGACGATGCGCCTCATCCCACATATTCACTCTGGCCTCCTTCGTCAACCTTGACCCCTGATCCAGTTCCATATGGCACCGGTAACACATGGCAGCAATGGCCGCATCACTGGCTTTTAACCCACGACCCTTGCCATCCCGCAATTGATTGGAATGGGCGGCTACAACCGTCCCATCCTTAGCGCCACAAGTCTGACACGGTGATTCTCTTACGACTTCCAACAATCTTTGGTTTCTGTACACCGATTTTCTCCTTGTCTGCCAACAACTCCATTACCATCGCCGATCTCAGCATCTGGTCAATCTCAAAGGGACTGCCCATATGTTTGGCGTTTGCCCGTAACCAAGCGGCCAATCTGTAAGCCTCATTCATTTCTTATCTCCACGATAACTAATCCAAAAACTTAAAACTGTAAACGCCGAAATAAACAGGAAGAATTTAAGGGCATAAAGACTTCCCCACTCGATAGCAAATACTGTCATTTTCCACTCCTTAATTTTCGTTCATCAATTATCTCTTGGTTCAGAGCACCTAAGTCAGTTTGTAACATACTTATTTGAGACATGGCGCTGGCTAGTCTGGACTCCAAGGATTCAATAGTCTGCATCGCTTTATTATGTTTATCTTTCCAGAAATCTACGACCTCGGATTTCTGATCAGCCTCCCTCTGAAGAGCATCAACTAATATGTATAGGTGATTCATCTGATCATCTCTATCCATGACCTATCCTCTCATCCCTCTTGCTTCCCATAACACCTGACTTAATCGATGCAATATCTCTTCCAATTGTTTTTTGTTTTCGTTATACAGGCGCTCAGACAAATAGAAAAAGCAGGCAGCCTTACCATCATCGAAATCTATGTGTACAGAATCAAGTAACTGACTGACCTCATCAAACCTGTATGACAACTCATCAAGGTCATTGCTTATTTGCCATGTTCCATTAAGAAGTTTGTTTAATTCCTCTGTCTTAACTAAGGTCATCGACGGGGATTTCTTAGCGGCTTTTTTCTTCATTTTTAATTTCTCCTTTAAAGTTTTTACGTAAATTTGATAACAACAAAGCGTGGTGATTTACACCTTTCATTGGGGATTCCTCTAAATTATCCTCCTTGAATATATCTTGATGTAGAAACCAGCCAAGTATTTCTATTGTTCTAAAGTTAACGGTACAAAATATATACCGATCTATCTTATCCTTGGCTTTCCATTCCGGCACAAAAACCTTATTTTTCCCCGGCTTAGTACTCTTTACATCAACCCTATTGCCATTGATGACGCAATCAGCCCCACCCTTTCTTGGCTCAAAGGATAGATCTGGGCAGACATTGAAGTGTTTGCACACTCCAAACTCCCCTACTAAACCATCCACGCCAATCAGAAACCCATCGTCATAGCCCATCTGCTTATCTGCAACCTTGGCGTATTCATTGACATATGTTCGAACTGAGGACAGATAGACGGCCAAAGAGTATTCGCTTGGCTTGAGAATTATTTTGTTAGATTCCAACTGTAGATTTTCAGGGTCACTCATTTGTTTTCCTTTATGTCATAAAACCAATCACCACTAGCCGACCACTTGCGGGTGCCATCTACTGTCCAAAAAGTTTGGGCGGCTTGGAAATCAGGGAACTTTGTCTCAGCAGGTATGAGCGACTGGTCGTACCAAAGACATCTGTTATTGGGCTGGCAGGCAAACTGACCCGACTCTAACCTGATCCAGTTAAAACTTTTATGTTCCTCGGCCTGCTCAGTAAACCCTGTGTCCACCTCCATACCGTCTGCACAAAAATCCACGGTGAACATATAAGTACCAAAGTGCCACTCTTTATCCTTGCCAAGAAACTTCACGCCCAGATTACGTAACCCAATCTTCTCAACGATCGTGAACCTGTAGCCCATGCAGTCCCACAACTGCAAAGTATCTATCGGCAGATCACTGTGGCCTTCTTTCCATACGTAAGCATGGATCGGGAGTTTGTCGTACAGGGCGCCATACGCAGGCAGCAGGGATTCAATACGGAACACCTGACCACGCAGGGCTTTCAGGCTTACCCAAACGGCTGGCTCCAGTTCTCCGTGCCCCTTGTGGAAATTGTAGAGAAACTCCTTGCGAACAAAACATTTTATGGGCGGTAATGATGAAACAATGTAACTCATGTATCACTCTCCAGTTCCTCGTCATCTTTTTCAATGAATACCTTATTCCACCACTTTCGGGTGGGGTCTCGTTCTTTTTTCCAGTTTTGATTGCGCTGTACATAGGCGTTAAAAACATCGCACGCTAACAATTCCTCCTTACATTTTTGTCGGTGCCAACACTGATCGCATGGCGCTGGTTTTTTAAATACATCATAGTGCTTTGCTAAAGTTCGATTCCAAATATTTGGGTTCACTTCTTCTCCTTTGATTGGTACTTTTTATTCTGCTCACCAACCCATAGGGCAGCGCACACCAACTCTAATCGCTCACTAGGGGGGTCTAGTTTCAGGGCGGTCTTATGCCCATCCTCTAGGCCGCCCTTGTAGCCAGCACTCCACCCGACCCATAGAGTAAAAACCAGCACAGCGATTAGAGAAAAGGATTTCATATCAACCCCCATCACTTTGTGATATTCCAAGTTCTGTTTCTATTTGATCGCTTATTAATTCTATCTGTTGCAATATCAGACAAAATAAATTGCTTGGCTTTCTTCTTTGAGTAAGTGATGTTTGCTTTTTCCCGAGTAATCTTTTCGTAATCAAACTCAAGTTTCTCAACGTCATACTTAATCTTCGACATGGCATCAGCAAGGGTCTCGGTCTCTTCCGCCTTGTGCCTCCACAAAATGTCAGCAATCTTCGGAAGGTAGGCGCATATAAACCGGCTGGTATAAACATTCTTCTGTCCAACTAACCTTGGAATGCGTATTAACTCGTCAAACTGTTCATCTGTAATGCCGAAGTTTCTTTTAAATATATAAGCCACAACATACATTTTTAAGGTATCGGAGTTATAAAACTTTTCAATCAACAGTCGATCCCATTCCCTCTGTAGATTTACTGGGTCATCCACCGTTCTTCTCCTTTAGTTTGGCTTCGATGGCATAGGCGTATTCAAATTCATCTTCGTTGTCCATCAATTCGTAGATGTCCGCCTCCGATAATCCAACCCATTCTTTTGGTTTTATATTTTCACGCTCACAGCCTGACTTCTTGCAGAAACCACCGCAACTTGAACATTGCCTATCCACGATTCTTTTCCTTTAGTTTGGCTAACGCATCTCTGCCTTTAGCGGTTAATCTTTCTATTGCTACCGGGCCACTCTTGGTCTGCTTACATGGGCCGCACTTAAGATACCCTTTGCGTCGCAATGCCCAGTAAGTGTTCCACGAACCCGGCTTCTTGTTAAACAACTTAAACCCCCATCCATCGGCAAACATCTTGAGCATAAACATTTGTTGCGGACTCATTTCTCTACATTTCCCATAACAACCTCTGCGGCAAGCCTTGAGCACTCTGTGTTGCTCCTCTGCTATGCGTTGTCGCTCTAAAAACCTGTCGTATGCTGTCAGTTCTTTCATATCTCAAGGCTTTCAATAATGTGGACAAGGTCATCAATGACGGCTGTTGTCTGCTGTCGGTACTGGTTGATGGACAAACCAAGCGGCGAGGCTACCGGTGACACCTCAGTGTACGGCTTGCTTGACTCAGCGCCGAGTAACCGCGCGAACCAAGTCCGAAATTTCTCGAGGAATTGCATCAACAAAGATATCGCTGCCGTTTCGA